GACGAATCGCGATATTCTTGTGAATGCGCCGAAGCAATTTCAACGCCTTTGTCGTCGCAAATTATGACTTTAAAAACGCCCTCTTTTGCGTCAATGTGGACCAATGATTCTTTTATTTGCCAACCGTCAAATGTTGGTTCGCTTCTAAAATATTTTAGACGTTCGTTGACGGTGATATATTCCCGTCCTTTTATGTTTATTGTTTTCATTCTATTAAATTTTAAAGATGATTAAATGTCCAGGATTTCAGAAATCGCAAAACCGGCGTCGCTTAAAATAGTGACTTCGGCAATTGTGAATGAATCCGGATTTTGCAAACGTGATTTTAATGTTGGCATTGTGCAATTAAGCAATTCGCAAACATCGTAACGTTTTAAATTTAAGCGTTTTAATTCCGCTTTGAATTTATTTTCAAACATATTTTTCAAATTGTGTTGGCAACAAAAGTAAAAAATTTCTTTTAAATAAAAAAAATATTTTCAAAAAAAAACCGCCGCAAATCAAAAAGAAATTACGACGGCCGACAAACAAAGCAAATGTTTTATCGATATGAATTCGTTGTTGTGACGTCATCGTCATCGTTTGGAACGTGCGACGTGATTTTGTATTCGTTTTTTTTGACGTTATATGTCAACCCGTCAATGATTGCCGGTTGTTCGTTTTCTGTTTTTGTGGTGAAATTAACCCATAATTTATTGTGAATTGACAAAGGTTTACGCCTTGAATTTCTGAAAAGTCCGTCATATCTTTTTACAAAACTTCTGAAATCATTGGCGATGTTTTGCGTTGTGACTTCATACGCTTTTTTAAATAAATTTGATCCGCCAATTACGGACAAATTGTCACGTGTTCGCGCTAAATTTTTATTGAAAAATCGACGTGTGTTTGTGCTTAAATATTTCGTGAAATTTTTTGTTGTTGTGGTTGTGGTTGCGTTTGAAATCGTTGTTTTTAGTGTAACATCATCAACCGACCGCGTTTGATCCGGCAAAAATGTTTTCATATTATCAAAATAGGTTGTCACATAAGTTGACGCCGTTGTTGTTGTGTTTAATAAAAACGCCGACATTGTAACGGCCGCCAATGCCGCGTTGCTTGGACTTTGGTCTATTCCGTTGCTACTTAATTTTTGACTGAATTTTTTAAACAAATTATTTTCCGAACTTGTTAAATTATTCACAACTGGCAATTGTTGTGACGAACTAAAATTTGTAAATTTTTTCGCGTCGGAATCCCAACCATAAAAATGTGTTAATGACGGCATCACAAAATCCAAACGCAAATCAATTTTAAATGAAACGTTTGCTTCAACACCGCCGCCGCTTGTTTCCTCAACAAAATAATAAAATTCTAATCCGAATTGGTTTAATTCCTCAAAGAAATTTGCAACGTCTATTGTTCCAAAACTTTGAAAATTCATTATCTTTATATTTTCCGGGGTTGTTGGCGCGGTTCCGGTCAACCTTAACGCCTTTTTGCCCTTGAATTTAAAATCGGCGTCAACAACTTCGGCGTAATTATTTAAAATGGTCCAATCGCTTGCGCCGTATTCAAAACCTGAATTGTAAAATTCACCCCGCAAATTGTTTTGTTTTGACTTGACAACAACAGAATTAAGCGGTTGCAAATATTCAATATTAAAATCGCCGCCAACCGGTGTCAATTCTTTTGGCGCCACCAACACAACCGGTTCGTTGATCGTGTCAACAATAGCGCCCAAATAATCGTGACGTCTATTTTTTACGCGTTCATTGTGCGTTGAATTTAATTGATTAAAAATGTCGTTTTGAATGCCCGTTGGAACCGCATTGTTTGCTTGTAACGACGCCAAAATTGAATCCTTAACCGTAATGTCAAAAATGTTTGACGCTTCTACAATATACCATTTGCCAAACGATTGAAAAATCCTTTGATTATATAAACCCAAAATCAATTCCAATTGTTCTTTTGCGTTGAAAACATCAAAATCGTTTGCCAATTCTTGCGTTGCAAACATTGTCGCATTGTATGGAAAAACCGAATCGGTTGAACCGTAATTGTTCCCGGCAATAAGTGACGAAAATGTGATGTCATTGACGCAATTGATTGGAATGTCCAAATCTAAATTTTGCAAAATTAATGCAATTCGTTGAATGTCGTTGTAAGAATTTGTATTTGATAACGAATAAAAATCGGCAACCGTGCCGTCAAAATCTGAAAGTGTACCCAAACCGTCAAACGCGTTCAAAGTAATTTCAAACGGTGGCGATTGTAGTGTTTCGCGGAACCTATCAACCACCAAAAAGCCGGTCCAAAATAAACCGAAATCGTTGTTTATATTATTTGAAATTTGACTTTCAATACAATTCAAACTTTCTATTATTCCCGAATCATTGAAAACCCTTTTTTGATAAAACGTTGAATCTTTGAAAAACTTTGTTTCGTTTTCTAAACAATCAAACGATTCAATGAACCCATTGTCCGCAACAATACGCGTTTCAAAATCATCAACAATTGGTTTGGAATAATAAACATTCACTTTGTATTCTCGTTCGTCAAACTTGTAAAAATCATCGTATGAAACCGAATCGGTGACAAACAATTTCAATTGACATTTTGATCCGATAATTGATTTATAAAAATCGTTTGATGATTGCCACGAAATTTGAACGGGATTTGAACCCCCGATAATTGGCAAAACATCACCGGAATAATTTTTTTTAAGAATTTCGAGTTTTTTTGGATAACCCAAAACGTCCGAAAATTCAAGCCTATATTTTACGCCGTATGCCATAAGTTGTTTTTAATATATTCGTCCGGCCGTTTCATTGGCGCGTTCAATCGCAATCAATAAGTCTTGACCGTCAACCCTCACGTTTCCGGTGACCGTTACATTTCCACCACCGGAGCCACCAATCATTGATTGCAATTTGTTTAATGGTGCAATGACTTCCGGATTTTGTCGCGCGCCTGGATATTCACCAACCAATCCCATTGTGGGACCGCTAACAATACCACCGGCCGCAAATTTAGAAAACGAACTTGTCACCAATGCAGTCGCACCCGCTATCAATGCCGGTAAAACAAACGCCGCCGCCGGTCCAAAACTTTTTGACGATTCGGTTGCGCCGGTTATTGCGTTGGACATTGCAACCTTTAAATTGTGTCCTACAATTTTCAAAGCGTCTTTTGCAAGTGTTCCAATAAATGCACCCGTTGCCGATTGTGCGCCGCCAAACATTTGCGTGATTGAATTTCCAATGGCGCCAAATGATGCGTCAACTTGTTGACCAATGTTTTGCATTAAAGCCAATGCCTCTTGTTGTGCCAACAAAAACCCTAAAAAACGCGTTTTCTTTTGTTCGTAATTTTCGGCTTCTGTTTCGCCTTGTATTGCGTTAAATTCGGCGTCGGTTGTGATTTGTTGTTCTTTGTCCGTTAAATCGATTCCTTGCATTTCTAAAACGCTTGCGGCTTTTACTTCTTTTCGCTTATTTGCGGTTTTAACGTCACTTTGAACAATTGCGTCATTGTTGGCCAAATGATTTTCCAACATTGAATCATCGGATTCACCACCACCGCCGCCGGCTGAATCAACAACAACCGGAACGGTAATTCGCGCAATTTGTTTTTGTTCTAATGCCTCGTTGAAATTATCAACAACACTTGAACCCAATGTTTTGGCCTCTGTTTTTATATCATCAAAAGCGTTTAAAACATTATTTTTAACGCCCTTAAAAGCAATTTCAAATCCTTTTTTAATTTCGTCCGGATCTAATGTGAAAATTCCCATTATAATACTACCGATACCCTCTAATGCGCTAACAATATTTTTTGCAGTCATTGTCACAATTGTGACCAATGTTTTAAAAACAAATTTTCCAACGGCAACCAAATTTTTGAATTGCATAATTATTGCGTCCACGGCCAATTGTATTGGCAACGAATTATTGTATAAATCAATAAAATAATTCCCAATTTTAATCAATGCGGCTTTTATACCCGCCCAATTTTTATAAATAACAACGCCAACCGCCGTCAATGCAGCAACGACCAAACCAATAGGCCCGGTCATCAAAGTCAATGCGGCACCGATTGCCGGCGCCATTGTCAATAAACTTCCAATTATCGCAATTACCGGTCCCAATGCAGCGACAACGCCACCAAATACAACAATCATTTTTTTAACTGTTGGCGATAATGCGTTAAATTTTTCCGACAAATTCGTCATAAATGCGCCAATCTTTTGAATTGCCGGCGCGACCATTTCCAGGATTGTTTGACCAATTGACAACAACGACGTTTTCATTGCGTTCAAACCTTGCGTCACTTGAAAAGAAGCGGTTTTTGATGTTTTGTTAAACGCTTCGTCGGTTGCGCCCATTGTATCGCTTAAAGCGTCGAATATCTTAACATTGTCGGCGGCGCCTTTTCCGGTTAAATCCAAAACCCCTTTTAACGCCCGAATGTTTGGAAATATTGCCGTGGCGTCCATTCCGGTTTGTTCTAAACGTGCCGACAAATCCATTAATGTAGGCATTAAACCCCTTTCGGCTAATGATTGCGAAATTTGCTCTTGTGATGTTCCCAACGCCAACATTGCTTCGGCGCTTTGTTGTGTTGGTTTTTTTATCGACGCTAAAATTGCGGTTAATTGTGTGGCACCGTTTGCCGCGTTTGTTCCGGTTCTTGACATTGCCGCCAATGCCGCGCCGACTTCATCAAATCCGACGCCCATATTTGACGCGATCGGAATGACGCCACCCATTGCACCGGCTAATTCCGACGCTTCCAATTTTCCTTCGCGAACCGCAGCGACCAAAATATCGGTTGCACCGGTTGCGTTTAAGTTTTCAACGCCATAAGCGTTCATTGCGGACGTTGCCAAATCGGCAATTGTTTTCGTTTCACCCAATCCAACCGCGGCGGCCCTTAATGACGCACTCAATGTGTCGGTTGCGTCGGCACCCCTCAAACCGGCTGACGTTATAAAAAACAACGCTTCGGCGGCCTCGTTTGCACTTCGCCCGGTATCAACGGCCATTTTTTTGGCGACTTCGCCCATTTCCTTAACCTTATCTCCGGCAATACCTACCAATGATTCAATTTGTGACATTGACTTGTCGAAATCAAAAGCCATTTTTGTAGCAGCAGCACCCGCGGCAACCAAAGGCAACGTCAAACGTGTGGACATTGATTTGCCAACGCTTTGCATTTTAGAACCAAAAGATTGTAATTTTGAACTCGCGGAACTTAAAGCGGATTTTAATTTCGACGAATCGCCGGTGATGTTTAATTTTAAATTTGATTCGGCCATAAAAGGAATATTTTAGACAAAAATACAAAAAAAAAGACGCATTAAAATTTAAAAAATTTTTTCAATTTTATACGAGGGTAAATTTTGACTGTTGAATGTTCTCGAATTTTTGGCATATATATACCGCAGCGGTATAAAAACCGCTTAAAACGGCTAAAAAGCGCCTTAAATCAAATGTCCGTTTTCGGTACTTTTGCCGTTTTTTGTACTTATTTCAACGTCTTTTTGTTCGTCATTTGTTTGGCTTTTAATTCAAACGCTTCCATTTGTTCCCGTGTCGATTTTGGTTTGGCGCGTTCAATTTGACGTTTTTTGTCAACCGGCAATTCAAACAATTGTTCCGGTTTCAACATTTGCGATTTCTTTTGGCATTGGACGTTGTGAATCATCGCGGCCAAATACCGCGTTTGTTCCCATTGCAAATTTATGTTGTTGTGATAATGTTCGGCGATCAATCCGTTTTCACGCCACGTTTGCCGCCAAAAATCGTTTGGTTTTATGCCAATCAAACCGATATAATAATCGGTTAAAGTTTCAAAATTTACTTTTTTGACGGCTTCACCTTTCCCGGCTTTTCCATTTCGGCGTTTAATGAATTGCCCAAAATTTTGGATTGCAACATTGCGTTCACAATGTCGTTGATTGTTTCCGCTTCCAAATCGTCCAACCACGCACCAACGGTGAAAATATTGTAATCAACATCGTTTCCTTTTTCCTGGTCGTTTGCCAATATTGCGGAATAAATAAGCGCCCGCAATCCTTTTAATGAAATACCGTTTTGAAAAACGTTTCCGATGTCTTGAAGTGAAATTCCCATTTGTTCGGTGAACTCCGACCAAAAATTCATTGAAAAATGAAGTGTCCGTTTTTTGCCACCGACATTGATGTCAATGTACCCTTTTTGTTTGTTTGCCATTTTTGTTGTTGTTTGTCGTTAATAAATAAAAAAGCCACCGCCAAAAATTGACGGCGGCCGAAAATAATAAACTTTAATTTTTTTAGTTTGTGGACTTCGTGATCGCGCCGGTGATTGTAAGCGAACCGGAATAAGTCACGGCCGCTTCCATTTCGCCAGACATTTCAACAGATGTCAAAAATGCTTCGGCGGTATATATAGCGTCCCCGCTTTCAGTTGTTCCAAATACACAAGTTAATTGTGTTCTTGCCAATAAGAAATCGGCCATTTCAATCGCGTTTGAAGCGTCATCGTAAGCCACAAGGCCCTCGAATGATATTTCACCGCCTTTAACTCCGGCGATATATTCTGAAAATCCGGCGGAATCTTTTGTTGTCGCTTCCGGCGTGTCCATTGATAATGAAAGCGAACAAGATGTCGTGTGACCGACTGTTGCCGCTTCAATTTTTAATAATAAGTTTGTCCCGTTAAAAACTCCCGTTGTTGCCATTTATTTATTTTTTAAGTTTATTAAATTTTTTGTAAATATACGAATTATTTATTTTAATTATTTGATATATTTAACGCCCATAAATGCGTGAACGCCCTCATCGTCCAAAACAATTTCATAATCGGACCATAAATCCAAAGGCAAATCGCCCTGGATTTCTGTTTCCTCATCAACCGGACGGATTGAATCGCGCCAAAGGACATCAACGGAATATTTTTCCGCAAATTCCGGCGCTTGTATTTGTTCGCCCTCGGCATT